GGCCAAATATTGTGTTGCTCCACACACCCGCGTAGGTTGTGTTATTGGTCAGGTAAAAGTAAACCGACGCACCTGGAGATATTGTTGTGCCGTTTAATCCGGATGCGTCCGTTACAGTGAACGAGTACGTGCCAGACTTGTTAGTAAACAGTATGTCAGAACCAACCGCGCCCTGATCAGCTTCAGGCAACAGAATAGATAGCCCCGATGTTGTTGGCGTGCAGTCCATAATCCTGGCCACTGCGACCTGGGTTGGGTTTACAACAGACGGCCAGTATAAAGGAGTATTTGCACTAAATGACAGCGCAAAGTACGATACGTCCGTTGGTTCAATAACGGTGCCAGTAAATGGGGAAGTAAATGATGACATTTATTATGGTTCCTGAACAGATACGTTTCTGTCGATTCGACGTGAGTTGTCTTCTTTCTTGATCGCTGCCATAGCGCTGTCGTAGTAGCCTTTCCAAGTTGCTATCTTGTCTGCGGCTTTTAAGTACACCATTGCATGGTACATAGAACCATACAGCATCAATTGAGGAGTCGTAAGCGTAAAAAGATTTTCTTGATTATTATCATCAAGCGGTTGAATTAAGCTGTAGTAAATAATTTCAACTGGGTAGGTTGCGTCAGGTTTTGGCGCAAAGGTCCAGTTCATGTAGTCATAGTCACCGTAGTACGTTGGCGATCCATTACTAGATTCGTTTTGGTACATTGCAATATAGTCTTGACTGCGGAGGAGCATTGGCTCGCCGTTGACCTTCATAGAGACTGTCTTTCTCCACCTGGCAGGCTTTGCTAGTACAGTCTGATTTGCGGACAGTGTTGTCTCAACTACAATAAGCTGCAAGAATGTCTTTAACTCAGCGGCAATAGACGCCTCTGCCAACGCAATAATGGTAGGTATTGTTGCCACGAACTGTGGATCATTACGCTCGGTGTAGTTGATTATGTCCGCAGTCAGCGAATCATACGTCATTACGGATGTGGTTGTCATCTTGTGTAGTATGAGAAATTGGGTTGGAAGTAAATTGGCGACTTATCGCGGTCCTCTTCCTCAGCCTCTGTGCGCATTTGTAAGGACAATGCTTTGAGCTCTGTGCGTCTGGTAGGGTCCACGTCGGGCAACTGGAACGCCATTTTGTATGATAGCTCCGCCTGAATGTACGGCAGCCAACGGTTAGGTAGGTACAACTGATTTGTTAGCGAGCCAACGTCCTGCGGCTGTGTCTCAAGCACCAACTGGAAGACCTGGAAGTCATTTGACGGAACAGGCCACAAGTACATTTGTGGATCAATCGTTCTGTTAAACCAGTACTGCAGTGACCTTACGCTTGGGAATTGTTTGTTTGGTAGGTTCCAGTAGTCGTCTCTGTTGAGTCGTGCCAGGGGAATAACTTGCTGTGATTGTGCAAAGACAATCTGACGAACTGAGAATGTTGTCGCTACAGTCTCGCGCAGTCTGTGGTAGTAGTAGCCCTGCGTAATGTTAACGGGCGCGTATGTCCACTGCTTATCAGAGACTGTCGTTGTAGGGATCTGGAACTGTGTTGTCCAAGTAATACCATCATTACTGGTCTCATACGCCAGGTTGTACGTTACTGTGGACCCGTTTGTTGGGCTGTACGCGTTAAAGCCAACGTAATAAACAGACGTTGCCTGTCCGTAAGACGCGCCAAAATAGTTTTCGCCAGTTGTGGTCGTGCCGAAACCGTTGAGGTTCCCGTCAAAGACTGTGGCCGATGTAGAGTTATCTGTTGGCAGCGCGGAGGATATTTGTGGTGTCTGAATGTAGACCCAGTTAGCCTCAAGCACGTCAATCGTGTTGGTCGGCAGAGATAGTGTTTGCTGATTAGACTGCGCGCCGAGCACAACGTTTTGCAGCAGCCATAAGTTAGGGCCGCGGTTTACGCTGTTTTGAAGTATGTAGAATAGTGCTTGTTTCGCTGTGTTAACAAGCTCAGGAGTCATCTCCTCGGCCTGTTTTCCGCAGTCACGAAACGAGTACGCGATTAATTGATCTACATTAACCGCGGTTTGGTTGGTTGTTCCAGAATAAGACAAGAATTATCTCCCACGGCCAGAAGATTTCCGTGCGGGGAGGTTAGCCTTGGCCTTGCCTGCTTTAACAAATTCTGCGCCTACCTTTTTAGGTATTCCTACCTTCTTGGCAAACTCGGGATTGTTTTTAACGCCTTGCATAAGGCGCTCTTGTGCTTTAGATTGAATTGGCAAAATATTCTCCTAACA